CGAATTGAAAGAATTGAGCGAGAGTTGCAAGTAAAACTTGTGGAACAAAAAAATTTCTTAGGTCTTATTGGGAAATTTAGTGGACTGAATCATAAAATATTAAAATTGAAATATGTGGATGGAATGACATTAGAAGAAATAGCTGAGATATTAAATTATAGTGCTAGTTATATTTACAAAAAGCATGCTGAAATTGCAAAGATGATAAAATTTGCACATGAAATTAAACTAACAAATTGATCTAGTTTGTAGAAATAATAACATATAATGCCATGACCACTTTTATTAAAGGTGGTCTTTTCTATTGCTTCAATTGTAAGCTTTCACTTAATTGACACCAACTAGATTGTATAGAAATGATTGCTAATCCATAATATGATGGTAATGTAAAAGTTCGGCTAATTGAAGAGCTATATTAACAGAAGATTTTTTAGTATCTTTCCTTTTACTGACACTCAGATGATTGAATAGAAGGTATAGAAATTCCGTTATATGATGTTAATGTAGAAGTTTGTTATATGAAATCGTAACTTTACATGAATTGTGTTAGGTGAAGGCCACTCAAAATTGAGTGGTCTTTTAAAATACACATAATAAGGGGATGATTGAATGGAAGCAATATACGCAAAATGCAATAAATCATGTGGTTATAAATTCTATGTTCAGTCTTTCAAGAAAGAGATAATGAACCATACGATTGAAAAAAACTATTTTACTTGCCCTAATTGTGGTAAGGAATATGTTTGTTTTTACACTGATGATAGTATACGAAAACTTCAAGCGGAATTAAGGAAACTATATCTTGAAATGAGAAGGGTTAATGGTTTTCAGTATGGGAAATTAAAAAAAATAGAGTCTGCTTTGAAACAAAGTATTTTTAACAGTATGACGGATATTAAAAATACGGTTGAAAGATAGCTAATAAAAATAAAAGATAAATATTTTGAAAGGAGGTGAAAAATAGTGATCAAGGGAGAACGAATGAAAACGTCTACTGAGTTATTGTCAGTAGGCGTTTTTAGCTTGCAAAAATCCACAATTGCAGGATTACTGTAGTTGAAATGATTCTTTATTTTAGGAGTTCAATATTTCATTCACTTAAGGGAAAAATGTTCAAAATCTAGCCTGGATTTTTTATCACATTTCAAAGAGTTAGGAGAAATAAATATGAGGGATTTAATGCATCATATTCCTATCATTTTAGAGCCATTAGGTCTGCCTATCATCTTTAACGGATTTCCTCATGAATCCGAAAAACCAAATCAATTCATCACTTTTCTAGAAATAAGTGCAAAGCCAATCTTTGTAGCTGGTGGAAATGAGATTGAAACTGAGAGAATTATCCAGATTAATGTATGGTCCAATCTGAACTATCACCAGCTAACAGAGAGTATCAAACATTTGATGGGAAATGCAGGTTTTGAACGGATTCTAGAATATGATGAGCCTTATATTGTAGGCGAATCTCATTATAACAGGGTACTTCAATTCGCCTTGTGCGATGAAAAATAAAAAATATGGAGGTCATGTAAATGACAATTTTAAATGAAAAACCACAAAAACTGAGCTTAAAACGAATTCATTATGCACTAATGACAAATGAACAAACAGAAACATGGGGTGAAGTTAAAACATTAACAATGCCTATTTCTATGACACTTACACCTAACTTTTCAGAAGCACATTTAGATGCAGGGGATCGTGTTGTTGATCAGGAAGCACAATTGGATTCTATTACAATTGCAGGGGAAACAGCTGACTTACCAACTGATGTCCTAGTAGATTGGTATGGGCATAAGAAGTCAGCAGAAGGTGGTATCATTACAAATGCAAATGATACACCAAATCCAATTGCAATTGGATTTGAATCGGGTACTAAGCTTGTTTGGCTATTAAAAGCAAAATTGAAATTAGGTGAAGAAACAAATTCGACTCGTAAGAAAGGAGAAACAGGTTACAAAGTATATCCATTCGGGGGTGAAGCATTACCATTAATCGATGGTGTAATTAAACATACAGTAGATACACGAGATGCAGGGGTAACGGTGACAGCTGAAACATTCTTTGATTCTGTTGCAAAACCAAGTGAAACTGTTGTAACTCCTTAAATGAATAGGTAGGACATAACTAACTGAGACCTTCATATAAGCTGAGTAATCTACAAATTAACGGAAAATGGTAATTTAAAAACCGAACTATTCGAAACACTTCGCGGGTGTTTCAATGGATAGTTCGGTAATTTTGTAGGTTAAAACACTTTTGTCCCAACCTCTTTTCCTAATATAGAAAGGATGAATAATAAAATGCAAATTACATTAAAAATTGATGGTCAGGAAAAACAATTTTCAAATAACTTTGTGAAAGCCCGGGTGTTTCGCAATGCTTTAAAAATGAATGAGAAAATGAGACAAGAGGGAAATGAAATTTCTGTTGAAACTTTTGATGAAATGATTGCCTTTGTTGTCAATGTGTTTGAGAACCAATTCACAATGGATGATGTTTGGGATGGGTTAGAGGCAGGAAGATTGCAAGATGAAATTATGCGAGTTTTTAATAGTGTTCTAAACATTGGAGGACTAGAAACAAAAACCATCGTAAGTGATGAAGAGGGAAAGTAAGCGAAATAACTCCTTATCAACATATTAAATTATTTTATAGAAAATTGATAAAAGAGGGTTATAAACTACATGAAATTGACGAAATGGATATTCATTTTTGGTTCGAATTGTTAGTTGATAATGATGAAATAGAGGAAGTTACAGCTGATGAAATTTCCTGGTTGTGATGAAACAAAGGCGGTGATGAAATATGGCAGAAATCAGTGCTGTTGAGCTTACTTTAAATACATCGAATTTTAATTGCTCTATAGAACAATTAACTGGCAATTTGACAGTAATGGGAGCTGAATTAAGAGCATTACACGCACTAGGTAATGAATATGACAGTTCGGTGGAAGGTTTAACAAATAACCACAATATTCTTACACGATCAGTTGAAACTGCAAACATAAATTTTACTGAGCAACGTAGAAAGTATGATGAATTAATAGCTTCAGGTTCAACAAATACCGAGGAAATAGAAAAACAGGCAATTGCTGTGAATGAAGCTCTTGTTGAATACAATCGTTTAAATACACAGCTAACAGAAGTCGGTCAGCAATTAAGTGAGCAATCATCAAAATGGAACAAATTTCAGGAGCTTGGTGGAAAGTTAAAGACTGTTGGGGAAAGTATGTCCACTATTACAGCTCCTATCAAAGCTTTTGGTGTGTATGCCCTAAATGCTGCTGTAGATTTTGAAAGTGCTTTTGCCGGTGTACGTCAAACTGTGAACACTAGTGAGGAAAATTTTAAGAAGCTTGAAAGTGGAATCCGTAGTATGGCTAAGGAGCTTCCAGTAAGTGCTACTGAAATTGCAGGAGTTGTTGAATCAGCTGGACAACTGGGAATTGCGGAAGAGCATCTTATTTCCTTCTCACGTGCTGTTATTGATATGGGGAATTCAACGGGTATGACACGTGAACAGGCAGCAAAAGAGTTCGCTGAGTTTGCAAAAATTGTAGGAATGGGGCAAGGAGACTTTGATCGATTAGGCTCCTCTATTGTTGATTTGAGTACTACTATGGGTGTTGCTGCATCTGACATTATGAAGATGGGAATGGGATTTGCTGAGCAAGCTTCTAAAATTGGTTTAACCGAATCGCAAATAATGGGACTAGCTGCTACCATGTCGAGCTTAGGGATTAACGCTGAAACTGGGGGAGCGGCTATGACTTCAGTTTTGCAAAAGATTCAAAAAGCTGTAGGAGATGGCGGTGAAAGCTTATCTGGTTTTGCTCAGGTAGCTAACATGACTAGTGCCGATTTTAAAAAGGCATTTGAAACAGACGCGGCCTCTGCTTTAGATGCATTGGTTAAAGGGTTAGCAGAATCATCTGAAGGTGGAGCTAACTTAAAAGATGTGCTTGCTGATTTAGGGGTTAATGGTGATGAAACTGATGTACTTTTAAGTATGGCTGGTGCTTCGGATTTACTTACATCAGCTGTTAATTCTTCTACTGATGCTTGGAAAGAAAATACGGCTTTATCTGATAAAGCAGCCGAGCGTTATCAAACGACAGAGTCTCAAATGGCTATAATGAAAAATCAGCTTGTAGATGTAGGTATAAGCATCGGAAATGTATTAATTCCCATTGTACAAAAAGTGCTTGATATTTTTGTGCCCTGGATTGAGAAGTTCAGCAGTTTATCTTCTGAAACACAAAATACAATTGTTATTATTGGTGGTTTAGCAGCGGCTATTGGCCCTTTATTAGTAGTTGGAGGAACATTGATTTCAAGTATTGGATCAATCGTGACTGCAATCGGTGGGTTTTCCATGGCAATTGGAGCAGCAGGTGGGGCTACGACGGCGTTAGGTGCTACATTAGCATTAATAATGAATCCTGTAGGCATAGCTGTTGCTGCGTTTGCAGGTTTAGGAATCGCAGCATATGCAGTAACTAAGAATCTTAATGAATCATCTATCCAAGTAGAAGATTGGAAAGGTAAAGTATCTGAAGCCACTGCCGAGTCAGTAGGGAGCTTTTTGGAGTTATCAGATCAAGCGACAGTGGCACTTAATCAACTAGCGTGGTCTGGTCAAACAGTCACACAAGAAATGGCAACAAATATGATAGCCATTTATAGTGAGATGGGTGATCAAGTGTTAGCCGAAATGCAAGCTGATCATGCTCAAGAACTAGAGACCATGCAGAACCATTTTGCTTCAAGTAATGCTCTAACTGAAGAACAGGAAGCAAATATATTAGCTCGAGTAGCACAAAGTCAAGCAGAGCAACAACAAGCTATTACAGATGGAAAAGCACGAATTACAGAAATTTATCAAAATGCTGCTGCTAATAATAGAACCATAACTGAAGCAGGACAACAGGAAATTAATCTGATTCAACAAACGATGAAGGAGAATGCAATAAAGCATCTTTCAGATAGTGAAGTAGAGCAAAAGATTATTTTAGAAAGCTTAAAAAATGAAGCCTCAAAAATTTCAGCAGAACAAGCTGCTGAAGTTGTCCAAAACTCCTTGAAACAAAAAGAAGATGTGATTCGAGATGCTGAAGATCAATACAACGAAACATACAAGTGGGCAGTTAGACAACGGGATGAAACAGGTGCAATGTCTGCAGAAGAGGCACAGGCTGTAATTGATGAAGCCGGACGTAAACGAGATGAAACCATTAAAAATGCCGAGTCTATGCATCAAAAGGTTGTTAATGAAGCAAAACTCCAAGCTGAAGAACATGTGAATAAAGTAAATTGGGAAACTGGAGAAGTCCTTTCCAAGTGGGAAGTTTTTAAAAATAATGCTTCAAAAAAATGGGATGATATTAAAGTAGGTGCTTCAAATAAATGGGAAGAAATGAAAGCAGACACTATTCGGATTTGGGAAGAGATAAAGGCTTGGCCTGGTAGGAAAATAGAAGAGATGAAATCCACAGTCGAAGACAAAATGACAGACGTCAAAAATAAAATCGAAACAAAGTGGAATGAGGCACAGTCATTTTTGAAAAATATTGAGCTCTCAAGTATAGGTAAAAACATTGTCTTAGGTTTGGTTTCTGGAATAGGTGATATGTTTGGTAATGTCCGTAGGAAAATTGAAGAATTGGCAGGACTTATTCCAAACTGGGCAATGGAAATCCTAGGTATTAAATCTCCTTCGCGAGTATTTATGGCTATTGGAAGAAATACAATTGAAGGCTGGGAAATTGGTATGGCCGAGAGGAAAGAAAATCTAAAAGGAGTAATGAACGATTTAACAGATAATGTTGAAAATACAGTTCGAAAAAACTTAGGTATTCATAGTCCCTCAAATGTTATGCGTAATTTCGGCATTAATCTGGGCCAAGGATTAATTTTAGGCATTGATGATATGGCAGATAGAGTTGCAAATGCAGCACAGCGCTTAGCTTCCAATATGGATGGTCATCAAGGCATAAGTTCTTCCCAGGCAACGTCGATTGATAGATCACGCACTTATACTAGTGGAGATACAAATATTTATATATATGATAGTCACCCTTCTCCATCAGAAATAGCTCGAAAAAATAAACAAGTGCAACGTCAATTAGCAATGGAATGGGGGATGATCTGATGATTGAAGAAGTTATATTTACAAATGCTCGGGGACAATCTATTAAATTCTCCAATCAGAAGCCCTTCTTATTACAGTCAATAGAGGGGAAGGCAGATGTTAGTGCTGATATCCAAACACAATCAGCGCCATTTCAAGACGGTAGTACTTATATAGACAGCTACCTACAACAGCGTTCTATAGCTTTAAATGTGTCGATATTAGCAGAAAATAATTTATCAATGTTAGAACAACGGCAGTTACTTGTTTCTGTTTGCAACCCTAAATTTGGTCTTGGAAAGCTCACTTACATTAAAGGAAATACAAAACGCGAAATTCAAGCTGTAGTTGAAAATGTACCCGTTTTTGGTGTTGGGAGAGAGAATAATGGAATAAGATTCCAACGCACTATTATTAATTTTCTTTGCCCCTCACCTTTTTGGCAGGAATTTTTTACTGAAAGTTATAAGTTGGAAGACTTTGTTAGTAACTTTAGATTTCCTTTTTATTTCCCAGTACGTTTTGCAACACGAGGAGACTCGAAAGTGCTAATTAATAATGGTGATGTACCGACACCAATCGTAGTTGAGTTCAGAGGACCGGTAGTAAATCCCCAAATCACCAATATAACAACAGGTGAATTTATTCGTGTAAATCGAGAAATACCTACAGGTTACAAACTTTTTCTTGATACATCGTTTGGCAATAAGCAAGTTGAAATAGAGAGTCCCAATGGAGTGAAAGAAAATGCATTTCACTATATTGATTTACAATCCACCTTCTTTCACTTAAATGTTGGTGAAAATAGGGTTGCTTTTATAA